TGTTGAGTGACAGTCGTTTCATGGCACACCTCTTTTAATTATTTTTGTCGGCTCGATACCAGACTCCTCACCTATGGCGAGAAATTCGTTATCCTGAATCCTAAACCTAAGCACAAGCTCATCCGTCTTAGGGTCAATATATGCCTTCATTCGATCGCTTGGATTGCATTTTAAATTCTTGAGAGTTAAATCCCCGTCTTTCTTGAAAGCGACAATTAAAGCCGCACAGTCCTTGACCTCTGATGCCTTGGTGAAATTCCTGATGCATAAAACTTTTTTCATAATTTCGACGTCGCAATTGAGGGTTATTGGTTTAAGTGCTGAAATGACTCATTTAAAATATCCACAACCATCACACCATCCTTCGACCATGCGAAGTTTGTCACGGCCTTCTCAGACCACAGGAATGCATATTCGATATTTGATTTTGCTGTGTATTTTTTAAGCCGCTTGAGAGTTTTAAGCGCGACACTCGGCATCTGATGCCCACCTACTGATCCAGCCTTCCCAAACCACACACGCCTATTTGCGGCCTGTAGCGATTGCTGTACGGCATTCTCAGTCAATAATTTTGCTGCGGAAGGGGAAAGCATCATCTCGACGTCATAAACGTCACAGTCGACGTTTTTCCAGTTCTCAGCCTTAACGTCGTCAAGGATCACTGGCAACACCACCGCATGATTGCTGCCACGGATCATCGCTGCCACACGATTAAGATAATTCACAGCCTGCGCTCGCTGCAATCCAACGCTGGAAAAATATCGGCTCTTAACTGCCAAATGCATACCGATCGGCAACGATATGCCCATACAAATGTCTGTCGGTATCGCTGCGGCCACCGACGTATACCTGGCAAGGATTTCATCCGGCTGTTCGATTATTTTTTTAAGTGTTGCATCCGAGTCGCCAGTAGTTTTTATTTCATACTTCGGCTGGAATACTGCCTTCATCCCCTCATGCTTCAGAAGGTCGCACAGATCAGTCAGCTCGGTAATGGAATAATCAGATGAGATGTGAATCCTCACCTCGGTCATGCCAGCCTTTTTGATCGTCGTTAAAAAGTCACTAGGGTCTGGAGTATCCAGATTAAAAGCAAATCTCAATTGGGACACCCCGCTCTATCGCATCTGCGATTCGGACCATGGCACTTCGAACATAAACCCCTCTGATCCATATAGTCCTTGTTAGGATTTACCGATTTCACCATTTCGTCCGTGTTACCTGTATCATGATCCAGGTCTTTCTTTTCTGACATCACTCACCCCGCTTAGGATTCCGAGTTCTCTTAATAATAAATAAATAGCATTAATACCAGATTTTAACACTGTCGATCCCTCAGAGCTATAGAGATGTATTTTTTGCACCACCTCATTGCCAGTGTCATCATCTCTCAGTGTCATGGTTATATTGACCTTCGGCTCTGGCTCAGGTATCGAAATATCATCAGTGTCCGACATTTGCAGCCTCCACGATCTTAGTTTTGACCTTATGCACCCACACATTGAAAAGGACAGTCTCACCTGCGTTGCTTGGAGCGTCTTTCGGATACGTGTGCTCAAAGGATCGCAGCCTCTCTTTTACCTTGGTCCCGATAATCTTGTCCTCAACAACCAAAGTATTGCTACCCAATCTGATCGGGAAGCCTTTCTCCTTATCCAATAATTCGCCACCATTTTTAGCCCTAATCTCAAAATCAATACGGGCGAAATCTCCGCTCTCAATTAATTCGTGATCAGCCCTCACACGGACGCCCTTTATTTCATCCCAAACCGTATCGAAATCATCCTCAGTCATAATGTCCTTGCGAATCAAGATCGTCTTGTATGCCTCCAACTTTGTCTCGATGTCGCCAAGGAACGATATGATCTGCTTATTCATGTTCATGCTGTTATTCACAGTTCCAGAAAGCTGATCAAGTCGCCTGGTCAAAATCTGGACCTGTTGTTTGTGGAGCATGTCCAACTTTATATGCTCAACTTTTAACTCACCATGCTCACGCTGCAATTCCGTGAGTGACATTCTTCGTGCCTTCCTTTGCTTAAACCATTTCATCCTAGTTCTCCTATCATGTCGGCTATTTCTTTTTTCGCTTTCACATCCACTATTTCATGACAATGCTTTGACTCAAGATATCCAACTAAAAGCTGGATAAGTTGATACTTGTCAGGCTCTTTTTTAAACTTCTCTCTACCAGAAAAAAATACCAATAGTATTTTAAAAAATTCTGGATGCTCCATGGTATCTTTAGCAAACGGCTCCCATCCGTCTTGGCCTATCTCCTCCATGAAATAAGCGACCAACGCCTCTTGATGTGGCACCGGAAATTGGAAAATAGCATCGATTGTTTTACCGAGATACTCCGATTCATTTTTGATCGTCTTGATCACGTGGAGCATGTGTCTCTTAACCGATACTGAGTCCGCCATCATTATGGCCTCCTGTCTGCTTTAGAGAAGCCCCACCGACCCTCAATCGCATCGCCTCTATCTGTTGCTGTAGCTCCCTGCATATTTGTCTCATGCTCAATACTTCTTCCTCCATGCCAATAACCGTTTCCGCTAGAAGCGTTACCGCTGTCTTGGCCTTCGGGTCTGTCATGCCTCTGATCAGATCTGTCAGTTGATTCCTTTTCATAATAAACTAATAACCTCCATCCGTTTGGTACATATTCTTGAGCCGCTGCCTCTGCTCTTTTAATCCAAAATCTACGAAACGGTTCTAACCGTTTTATCTTTGCCCACCACCGAAGTCGCACCTCAATAAACACCCTGTTCGTGTCTGAGTGTAGATTGATCTTGACCTTATCGAACGCTTTGCAACTCGTAGCAATCGATCCCCAGATCGCATAGCTAATCTGTTCGGTGACATGCGATGCATCAGGCGAAAGCATTTGTATAGAGATGTCATCTAAGGGTTCCATCTTGGTCGTGTGCCCTTCAGCCCGTTTAAAAATTCACTCAAGTCGTATCTTTTTTTCGACCCTTCAATATAGGGATACTCCTCTAACTCTGTCTTTCGCAGATTGCTTCCACCCTCCAACATACCGACCTCACCGAATTGGAATATCATTAATCTGTTCAGTCTTCTGATCTGACGTAGCTTATCAGCAGTTCGCCTAATGTTAAGGAAAACAAAACCAAGCCCACCACTATTGACGAACCTTGTAAGACCCTCGACTTGAGAAGGCCGTAGGCTCTTAATCCCAAACGCTTTGTAGTCGGGGATAAACTTGGCCTCAATCGCAATCGGTATCCCCCTATACACGGAGATCGCGTCGAATGGTTTAGCCTTTTCAAACCTTGCACCTCTAATCATTGACACTGGCGAGTCAGCTATTTTATGCCAGAACGCACCATGCATCTCGAAAGAATGTTTGAGATCGGTTAGGAAATCTTTCTCTTTCGATCGCTTACGCGATTTTCGAGGTTCCGGTCCCATCTCTGGTAACTCTGATAACATCATCAAACTCACTTTTAAACTTCGCGTCATGAGAGACAACAAATACACGACGATCATTAGCCTTGCTTTTAAGTAGCTGCATGTATGCTTGTCGGCCAGCGTCGTCAACAAAAACGTCCTGCTCATCCATAACTAGAAAGTTAAACTCAGAACCGTAAAAATCATTCATCAGGTCTGCTAATGCTAGATCTACCGCGAGCGAGATCCGAGTCTTCTCGCCACCTGAGTACGCCCTGTATGGCACCTTTTCTCCATCGATGTTGATGATGCACTCAAATTTTTCTCGCGTCTCACCTGTCTTTAATTTTGACTGGGTATCGAATGATATCGTCATCTCACCATTTGTCAGAATATTTATATAGTCGTTTGTTTTATTGGTCAGATCACCGCACAGTGAATCAAAAAGAAATGACTTCAAACCTTTGTCAGAAAATCCTCGCTCCCAGAAAGAAAGGTACGGAGTGATATACATAAATTTTCTTTTCTTGATCTTAAGCTCACGCATTTTTTTGACGATCTTTTTCTGCTTCTCACGCTCATCCTCGATCATTTTTATGAAAGGATTTATATCGTTTGCTGCTTCGTCCATTCTCTCTTTTATAACCATGATTGTGCTTTTCATTCCTGCAATCCTGGCCTTCTGAGAAGACGCCTCACTTATTTTTCTTTCAATTGCGTTATAGGCTTTCTCAACATCGTTCTCCTCCATTTTCCACTTTTTAATTTGCTTAGTTTTTTCGCCAGCTTTTTTCTCAAGCTCAGTCAGCCTACTAATACAATCGGCTTTAACTTTATCAATATGTTCGTGCGGTATCTCTTGAAGGCACGATGAACATTCTGACACACCCTCCAAGTCATCAAAGGTATCTAATCGTAATTTTATCCCGCTGGCGTCACTGACGATAACCGCTCGCTCCTTCTCTAACTCGACAATCAGGCTTCCTATCTTTCGGCCATTCTCAAACAATTTAGTTTTTTCAATATTTAATTTTTCAACGTCCGACACCTTCGCGCTTTTGATTTCAGCCAGTTTGACTCTGATCTCTTTTTTTAAATTATTTACACGTTCTTTGCGGTCTTCTTCAAACGTGTCACGCTTTTCAATCACATTATTTATACGCTCATCCCCGCAATGAGATGAGAGGATGTCAAGGTCATGCTGTATCTCATCTAACTTGTCATTATTTGCTTTAAGTGCTGCCCTGGCTTTAACCAACGCACTGGAGAAATCCACCTTACGGACTTTACCAAGAATTTCTTTCTGATTCTTGTCTGTCTCGTTGACGAAATTAAAAGTATCCTCCTGCGCGTAAACAACTGTGCATGAGTATAGCTGGAAGTCTATACCAAGGGTGTCTAGTAACCACTTCTGCGTATCGGCCACCGTACCCTTCTCGACCAACTGTGGTTTTCCTCCTCTGGGTGTGTAGACCACAACGAGTCTATTAGAGAAGCGTTTACCGCCATCATCACGGCCACTATGAAGACGATAGCGGCACACATCAAAATGATCGCCACGATTGGAAAAGACAAAACGAACAAAGCAATCCTTTTTAAATCGTCTATTAACCACCTCATCGTTCTTGACTCCCCTTATTGTCTCGCCAAAAATGCACCACCCTGGTCCATCCCAAATGCCAGACTTACCGTTACCGTTTTTACCATCAACTAGAGTTAAGCCTGGAGTGAAATCATCTATCTTAAGTTTCTCCCAGGACATGAAATTTTCCATGTATATTAATTCAGCTTGCAATGCCCAACCTCAATCGTGTTCTTAAATTAGCTGTATATTTTACGCGAGCGTGTTTGCTCCACTTACGATTTTTTATTCTTTTATATAACGCGAAGAACGCCTTTCTACTTGAATCACTATCTATAAGCATTTTAAATTCATTACAGTATACATTTCTAAACATCGTAAATTCGTACATATCACGACTGGTAAATTTAATTAAACCAGCACACGAATTGAAATAAAACGCATGATCCTTGTCGCAAAATCGCATCTCAGGTCTGACGTAGGACATATCAGCCATGTGGTAAGTCGTCTGCTCTCTTACCCATTGCTTAATCGTTTCCTTGACCACTTTTTATCCTTCCTGCGGCTGCGGCTACGAGTGAGTCGTCAAACTCTGATCCAAACTTATGTCGCGTCTGATCCATCTCGCCACTCTTTACAAATCTTTCCTTCGACGCCCTTTTCATCTTGTCTATTTGTGTTGAATAGTCATTGCGACCGATGGCTATCGTAGGGGCTGTCCTTATGCAACGCTCTCTTATGCCACCACACTCGCACTCGCCAAACCATCCATCTAGGTCTTTAAGTTTTACCAAGGCCGTGTCGTACTTCTCACACCTCTTACACTTTGTCTCATACAGTGGCATCACCAACTCCCATAAATTTCCTACCTATATTGACCAGTCGCCCCTTGTCTAACTCAGGATCTACATAATCAATATACGCATCAATTAAATCCTCATTGGTCGCGCCATCCACCTTGATACGAGAACTAACAGTGTCAAGTGTCTTGCGCTCGATCTTAATGGTTTCGCAGTCAAACATCTTGAGGAAGTCTTTTCGGTTTACCGTTGAGACTTGTTCTGACGATCCATGTACTCGCACTCGCACATAATCATATTTACCAATGCCCTTAGGCTTCTCAACAACACGCTTATCACCCGTCCACTTAACCGTGACCTCATGATGTTTTGGTCCCTTTATTGGTACAAACTTAATCTCATCCGTTCTGTGATTATAAATCAGAACACCCTTATCTTGACCCATCTCTGAGAACGTGTGCTGAGTCGGAGATCCGATATATTGAACGTACCCGTCGTAAAGCTGTCGATTGTGATAATGACCTGAGAATGTCCTGAGAAATCCTTTGAACACTTTTGCATGGATACTGAAATCGTCAAGCTCACCATCGTTCTTGAACGCACCATGGATGCCTGTGTGGACCAGAGCTATTGCTCCCTTACGCTTCGATGTCGGAATTTTCTTAAGCTCTTTATCGAGATTGGCCATGTATGGAAACGCATAATAGTCACAGTGATCACCCTCAATAAATTTCGGAGTATCTACTACATACCAACCTTGACCAAACTCCTCGAAGACTCGCATCGGATGTATCTCACCATCCTTATCCTCCTGGTCGTGGTTGCCAACTATATCGATGTGACGCTTTAAGCCTCGATTGCGCCACTCACGACGCTTTCTGTAAAGCAGATCAAAGCATGACGAACGTATCAGCCCTCGGACATGAAAAGTATCACCACCGTTGATGAACGCTCCACCGCTCTCGATTACGCCCTCACGGATGCCAATCTCGATAATCTCATCGTGGACCTGATCGAACACAGCCAGACGGTTTTCTTGTAGGTGCATGTCGCTATATAGTAAATCTATCACTCGTCAATCGCTCCAGACCTCATGGCCGCCTCTCTCAATCGCTTAAGAATTAACTTGAACGGCTCATCATTAAATAGTCGTGGCGTTGGTAAGTTAATTTCTTCACTTATAGTTCGACAGCCATCTTTAGTTGGTATTTGAATTGTTATTTTTAACTTGGCAGTCACCCCGAAGCCTCCATCTTTCTCAGGAGCGCGAAGTTTGTCGCATGGTCAACAAATACCAATAAGAACTGTTGGAGCATTGTTGCGATGCTTACTGCGTCTGGAGTCATGTCAGTGAAATTTTCTTCAAGACGCTTGCCGATATATTTATAACCCTCATCAAGTAATGTTTGGGCTTCTAATATCTGCTTTGGCGTCAACACTTCTTTAAGTACAACGTGTCGTTGCATCTCTCGAACATATTCAGTTGGACTCATAATTTTGGCTTCCTATCACCAATGACAAACCCATATTTGTCGATCTTTACTTGGACCTTATGGAAAGGTTCGGCCAGGTGGTTTTTTGTGTTTTCGATTTCAGCTATCATTCCCAATGGAATTGATTTGTCCTTGCCATCTATCTTACGCTTTACACTTAAACCCTTTAGTCGCTTGAATTCGAGCTGTATCGACGCGAAACCCTTTGGACCCTTTCCGCCATACGTCGATGTTTGCTTTTCCCAAGGTGACGTGGTTTGTTTTGTGTAAATTCGATTGATCATTAAGAAACAGACTTGCTCAACGTCCATAAAATGTTTTCTTCGGCGAAGCTCACCACTGATAGCGTTCGCAGTTTTCATATTATGATTCGTCTTAGTGTCATCCATTTCATAATCGCTTGGTGTTGCCGAGATTGAATCCCAGATCCAAAGTATAGGTCGTGATGGATACTTCACCCTAAACTTTTTAATTCTCTCGATGCCAAGCTCCATTAACTTTTCGAGTGTCTCAGGCTTATAGAAAGCCGCACGTTTGCGATCCATGCCCATCAGTACCGCTCGATGGATGTCGAATTTAATCTCAGTTAGCCCGTATAGGGGTAAACCACCCAAGCTCTGCGTTTGAACTATCGAATCTACCGCGAACGTCGTCTTGCCAGTGTCGGAATCACCAGCCGCATGTATGATGCGGCCACAGGGCAATCCAAGCGGGGTAAGTACGGGCAACAATTCTTCATGCATAGGAATGTACGACTGGGCAGATATACGCCTATCGTTTTCTTCACTAGGTACGAAAAAATCCTCACCCTCATTACATAAACCTTCAAAGTCAATGTCTTCTTCAACAACCTTTAATTTAGGTTTAGACACCACTGGTTTTGTCTCAACCGACTTTTTCTTAGTAGCCTTAGCCTTCTTCTTCCGCTTGAAGTTGCCCGTATTCGTCATGGTATTCCGTCGCCCTCTTTTCGATTTCTGATTTGACTCTTGTCCACGCCTTCGCTAACGACTCTCCGTCTTTAACGTCAGACGTATACGACACACTAAAATTTATTGATGAGTATTCTACAGGACCAGGAAACTTCATTCCAAATGTTGCACTGATCCTGTCGGCCTGATGTTCAGCCATTACTGGACACCTAATTCTGCAAGCTCGGCTTCAAGGTCGTCATCCTCAGCATCTACACTGATATCATCGTCCTCGTCTTCCTCCTCCGCATCGTCTTCGTCCTCATCGTCTTCTTCCTCAGTGTCCTCCTCATCGTCTTCTTCCTCAACCTCCTCATCCTCCTCCTCATCGGCATCTGCTTCGTCTACCTCATCCTCCTCATACTCCTCATCGTCATCGGCAAATTTGGCGCTTTTTTTCGCAGGCAAGTCTTCTTCGGTTTTGGAAAGTTTTGGCCAACGAATTAACTTGATCGATTCTTTCATTTCCTCAACGCCAGCTTCTGCCCAAACATTATCGAGATTCTCTAATTCTTCGATAGATTCGCGTATTTTTTCTGGCACAGCCGAATCGTTCATCGCAGGTTGCACAGCATACTTAACGCCATAACGACCACGCTTAGGATCGACAGTCTTACGAAGACGCCAATCACGACCTTCCTCAAGATCCCAAAAATCACAATCAAGATCCTCAACGTAGTTCATAATGTCTTCATGAACAGTCATTGGTGCAGCCCATACCTGGACCTCTGGATCGTCGCCATTGTAATTAATGATGTTGTAAAGATAACGAGTCGTCGGTCTAAGATCTCCTGCAATGGTTTTTAAAGTTTCTTGATCTTTCTTTTTGGCTTTCTTAGCAAGGCTATTTGCTTTCTCAACGGCCTTGCAAATCAAACACGGCTTATTGAAGTGCTCCTGTTGGCATAGCACTGGAGAATTAAAAATACCGCTGCCATCGTTCTTCGCTGTAGGGATGTAGTGAACTGACTTCTTAACAAAGAAAAATTTATCCTCCGGCTCTGACCAGTGTGGCAGAATGCGAACGGTATTTTTACCCTTCTCCGGTTTGAACCAATCGATCTTGCTATAAGAACGTGACTCACGATCCTCTTTCTGCTTCTGCGTCTTAACCGCCTCCTCTTGGAGTCTGGCAAGTAATCCACCCTTCTTAGACCTTTTCTCCTTTGTCGGAGCCGCTGCTACGGCTTTCTTTTTCTTAAGTGGTGGTGCGACTTCAGCCGACCTAACGGTTTTCTTTTTCTCGTCGCTGCTACCCACAACTTTCTTCTTTTTCTTTCGCTTAAAATCGATAGCCATTTTATTCTTCTCCTGCGATTTCACCAATTCGATCTAAAAATGGATTAATTGTTTCTTCGACCAGCACATCTTGAATTTTTGTAGCAAGTGCTACGAGCTTTTCGGTAGGCTCTTTTAAAGCCTTCGTAAATAACGGTAGGTTCTCAATTAAGAAATCAACTTTACCCTCGATGACATCACATGCATCATCGACCCCATCACCCTCTGAGAGTTTCACGCTTAGTGGCTGTGCGTTATCAAGATCTTTTTGGATCTTTCTTTCGGCTGCATCATCATCTTTACGATTAGATTCACCACGAAGGTCTGCAACTCTCTCACGCATGTCACGAACCGTGACCTTACCATCAAGTACCTGCTTGCGAAGTTTTGGCACCTCAGCTTTAGGAAATCTGTCTTGAGCGGCTGTCAACGTGTAGCACGTTTCATAGGATGGAAGTAATTGATGTGGGTTTTTCTTGAGTCGGTCCTCGATCGCATCGCCCCAACTGTTAACGACCTGGATAAACTTAAAGATGGTCGTGTAACCGATGTCTCGGAATTCCTCTTGGCAGTAGGCTTTAAAAGTCTCATGGCCAAGTGTAGTCCAAATGTCATTGTTATGGATGTGGGCTACGACCTTGGCAAACTCATACCAGCTTTTCTGGAAGTTGCCATACGCCATACGCGCCTCGTCCCTTAACTTCTCTGCGTCAAGCATGCCAGTCGGCACTGACCGCTTCGCTGGTAGCTTTTTAGGCTCTACCTCCGCGTCCTCCACCTCCGCATCCACTTCCACCTTTGCTTTCTTCACAACTTTTTTCTTCTTTGCTGTAGCTTTCTTTTCGTCACCCACAACTTTCAGATCTGTCTTTTTGACGGTCTTCTTTGCCGTCGTCTTCGCTTTCGCTGGCTCGTTCATTCTCATCCTCCACTATTATTAAAATGTCACCACACCCTAAATGGATGTTTATCCACCCTTAAATTCGGCCCTTCTGTTGGCACAAATTGTTTGGACCAAGTCCTTTTTATGCTCAAAGGCTTTGGCGATAACCTTTAGAACACGATACTCTTTTCGATACTTGGCAAGTGTTGACTTCCAACTCGAATACTTTGGTATCGTCTGTATTTTTCGCTTTAACTCATCAACTGTCTTGAATGGCTTTCCGTTTTCTTCTACTAGGGATCTTGATTCCCTCGCATACCATATTTCATAACCGGATTCAGCTCTTTCTACGCGAGCCTGGGCTTCTTCTGCAAGCACAGCGTAGTAACCGAACCGAGCAGCGGCACGTTTTGCTTCGTACTCAATATCGTCTGATATTTCTAAATCTCGCTTAAGCTCTAACTGTATTGGCTTGTTTGCAAGCCCCTCAATATTTATCTTTAGGTTTTTCACAGCGTATCCACAAACTATCCCCAGGCTCGCTAGAACCTGGGTACAAAAAGTAAAGTAATGTCAAACGGCCAACGAGAAATTCGTTGGGTACATTGTTATACGCAATCGACTTTTGAATTTTTGAATTATTTTTTAGATGCGGAGATAATTTCGACGTCGAAACAGTCTAAGAGGTTTTCTTTTCCACCATACCCAGACTTTTTAGCCTGCGTAATAACAACAATATTTCCATTTTTAATTTTAGTTCGGTTGGCTGCAAATTCGTCGGAAAAAAAATTTAATTCTAGTGTCTCACCTTGGTCAACTAGCTTCGCTTTGCCCATCATCCCGCGAGCTGTACGATTGGATTTTACATCCATCAACATACCGCCAACTGCGATGTCATAAGTGTTGACCGCGTAATCCCTGACCTCGCTCTCACTTGAAAGTGTGTAATTTTTAAACTCTGGATATTTTTCTTTCAGCGATTGGTCGAAGAATCCCATCGCGTCGTAAAATCCAAGGAGCAAGTTGCTGTCAGTGATAGCTGGGAGCTTCTTATCGGGCTTCTGAGCGTACAACCAAGTGATCATGTGTTTGCGCTCCCCAAGGGAGTCAAACGCCCCTGCATAGGCCATTTTGAGGATCGCATCCCACTTCACCTTTGATTTGTTGACGCTGTAATAAAAATCTTTAATGCCAGAAAATCCAAGTGCTGGTCGCTTGCTTACGATTTCAGCACAAGCCTTTGGTCCCGATCCTGAGATACCAGCCAGCGACCAACGCGGCACGTAGATTTCTGCCGGAAGCGTTTCCTTTTTATGCCACGGTATCTCAGTTTCGACGTCGAAATTGACCTTGGATTTATTAATGTCGGGCATCAATGGTGAGATGCCCATATTTTTCGCAGATCGTAAATGATCGAGCATGTCGTTCATCTTACGCTTACGACAATCCCATTCTAATACGGCTGCCCAGAAATGACCTGGCTCATGAACCTTAAACGTCTGAGAGATGTACGCCAGGAGCGCATACACGGCACTGTGCGAACGATTGAAGGTGTAGCCAGACGCAGCCTCTATTTGTGTCCAAAGCTCCTCAGCCTTGTCTTTTCCCTTGAGCTTCTTACTTGCATTCTTAATGAACGTCGATTTGAATTTCGCAAGTTTTTCCTTATCCTTTTTACCCAGAGCCGATCTGATGGTATCGGCATCCGTGAGGGCAATGCCTCCGATCGTATGGAAGACCTCCATGAACTGTTCTTGGAAAATAATAACGCCATAAGTGTCGGACAGAGCCTCTTTAAGATCTGGATGTGGATACTCAACTTCTTCCTCACCATGCTTACGTCTACAATATTTATCATGCCAGCCATTTTTCAAACACCCTGGTCGATACAACGCAACAGCCGCGATCAAGTCCTGTAAGGTATTTGCTTTCATGTTTCTAAGTAGCTCCTTCATCCCGTCAGAGCTAAACTGGAACACAGCGTCAGTCTCACCACGCCTGAACATATCCCAGACGACTTCATCTTTACCAGACCATGCTATCTTTTCGATCTCTTGAATGTAATTTTCCATCGTGTATTTGCAATCAGAATTCTCAATCACAAACTTATTAATGTCGTATTCCTTGAGTCCAAGGAAATCCATCTTGACCATACCCTGTCGCGTTATAAATTTGTCTTCTGCCTGGGTGACGATAATCCGATCTTTAGATCCAGTTTTCTTCTGCGTCTTAAGTGGAGTCACATTGGCTATTGGCTCCGAGCAAATAATCACACCAGCCGGATGGACGCTCTGAGATTTAATCTGACCCTGCACTTCGGTAATCGCCAAATGGTAATTAGGATTATCTGCAAGCATGGATCGTAATCTTGGAGATTGTGATAGTGCCGACTCAAGATCGTCCCTATTGTCTTCGTCGGTTCGGTTCTGTCGTGTTGGTAAGTCTAGCTTTGTCGTGATTGCTTGCAGTTCGTGATAGTTGTAATTAAACAGTTTACCAAAATCGACAATTGAATTCTTAAGCCTAAGCCGACCATACGTCCCTATCTCACAAACACACTCTGCACCGTAGCGTCTGACGACATACTCTTTAATTTCATGACGTCGATCTGACTCGAAATCTAAATCAACATCTGGAAGTTCACCGTTCTCACAGCGGTTCTCATTTAGAAATCTCTCGAATAATAATTTATAGCGTATGGGGTCAATCGCTACGATCTGGAGAAGAAAGCTGATTAGTGAACCTGCCGACGAACCGCGACCAAGCCCGACGTATATGCCCTTGCTGCGAGCGTAGCGGCATATGTCCCACACTATCAGAAAGTAATCTTGTAGATTGTATCTGCAAATCACTTTGTACTCTTTGGCGAACCTCGCCAAGTATTCTTTCCTGTTCCCATGTAAGTTGCCCGTACTCAGGAATAATTTTAACTTCTGAGTCGTCAGTTGCTTGAATAG